CCCAGACCGCGCCCACCGAGCAGGACGCATTCGTTTCTGGATTCAAGTCAGTGTTGGCCCGATAGGGCCGCAAGGAGAACAAAATGGGATTCACGACCACCAACCCCGCAGAGCGGATCGGCAAACTCAAGGGCGAAATCCTCGCCCACGCCGTAGCCGTCGAAGTGCTGGGCATAACCGGTATGCAGCGCGCGCTGCCCAAGAACAACGGCCAGACCGTGGTGTACCGCCGCTATCTGCCGTATGGCGCTGCGGCAACCAACTTCAACACCATCAACCGGCCCATCGCCGATCCCGTGGCCCATGAGCTGCAGGAGGGTGTGACGCCATCGGCGGACACGCTGGTGCCGCAGGACATTTCCGTCAAGATCAAGCAGTTCGGCTGCCTGTATCAACTGACGGACCAGGTGTCCGACACCTACGAGGACGACGTGCCCCCCGAAATGAAGAAGCAGTGCGGCGAGCGCGTGGCCCTGGTGCGCGAGATGATCCGCTACGGCGAACTCAAGTCGTGCGCGAACGCGTTCTACAGCGGCGGCAGCGACCGCACGGGCGTGAACGCCAAGATCAGCCTGAACATGCTGCGCAAGATCAGCCGCAACCTGCAGGCCAACCATGCCAAGCGCATCACGGGCATCCTGGCGCCGTCGCCCAACATCGCCACGCAAGCGGTGGAAGCGTCGTACCTGGTGTTCGTGCACACGGATGCCGAGTCCGACATCCGCGACCTGCCCGGTTTCACGCCCGTGGCCGAGTACGGCACACGCAAGCCGGTGAGCCAGTACGAACTGGGCAGCGTGGAGAACTACCGCTTCATCACCTCGCCCGAACTGGCGCCGTATCTCAACGCAGGCGCGGCCATCGGTTCGACGGGCCTGATGGGCGGCACGAACGTGGACGTCTACCCGTTCATCGTGGCGGGCGAAGACGCATGGGGCCAACTCGCACTGCGCGGCGCGGACTCCATCGACCCCACCTACATTCCGCCCGGCGTGAAGGACAAGAGCGACCCGCTGGGCCAGCGCGGCTATGTGGGCGCCAAGTTCTACATGAACTGCATGCTGCTCAACCAGGGCTGGATGGCCGTCGGCGAGGCGGGCGTGTCGAGCCTGGCCTGATTTGAATGAGGGGCTTCGGCCCCTCATTCTGAACCTAGGAGATCACCATGCCCGAATCCATCAGCCGGCGCATCAGCGCCTCGCCGCTGAGCAACGCCGACAAGCGCGAACTGCAGGCCGTCCTCCAGTCCTTGCTGGGGGACATGCAGGCCATCGCAGCACAGCTCAACACCCTGATCGACGAAGCCGAGGACACCGACGCTGTGCCGATCACCCTGAATACCAAGCCGTAAGGAGAACCCATCATGGCCGACAACATCGCGGGCCAGACCCGCACCAACTCCGACAAGCAAGACTCGCCCAGCTCTGCGCGCGGCAAGGTCGTGTACGACGCCACTGCCATCACGGCGACCGACTCCACCCGTGTGCTGACCGGCTTCAAGCCGCGCTACGTGCGCTGGGTGAACCTCACAGACCGCGTCGAGGTGGAGTGGTTCGAGGGCATGGACGCCAACACCTGCCTCAAGACCGCCGCTGCGGGCACCCGCACGCTGGAAACGGCCAACGGCGGCATCACGGTGGACGCCCACGGCTTCCGCGTGCTGCAGAACGCCACGCTGGCCGCGGTCCTGGCATCCAAGACCTGCCTGTACGAAGCCCAAGGCTAACCACCCAGCCCGCCATGGTGATCCGTGGCGGGCTTCACCACCATCACAGGAGAACACACATGGCACGAGGCAGCGCAACGGACGCGACCAAGCAGTACCTGGGGCGTGACACCCCCATCCAGATCGGCGAGATCGGCCGCAGCGACGTGGAAGCGATCGACCGCGTTGCGGACCTGAGCGACGTGGAGAACGAGGCGTTCATGAACGAGCCCGTCACGGTCATGGTGCTGAGTTCCGGCAACGATGAGGAAACCGACTTGGTGCAGGTCGGCGTGAACGGCGTCACGCAGTTCTTCCGCCGCGACGTAGCCCAGGTGGTCAAGCGCAAGTTCGTCGCGCGCCTGGCGCGCTGCAAGCGCACCGACTTCCGCCAGACCCTCGATGACCGCATGGGCGAAGCGATGAACGTGCTGCAGCGGCACCATTCGCTGAAGTACCCCTTCACCGTGGTCAGCGACAGCAATCCTCGCGGGGCTGCCTGGCTGCGGAGCCTGCTGGCCGAGGCTCAGTGACATGACCCTGGCCGAGTTGATCGCCCTGTACCGGGCGGACGCGTTCGATGGTCAGGAGCAGATGTTCTGCTCCGATGAGTTGCTGACCATCTACGCGAACGAGGCCCAGGACGAGGCTTGCCGGCGCGGCCAACTGCTGCGCGATTCGGCGGGTCCGATGTGCACGATCAGCTTTGCCGCAGGGGATGAGACTGTAGATCTGGACCGCCGCGTTATCCGTGTGCTCCGTGCCTTCGTTGACGGCCATCCCGCAGATGCGTTCACCGTGGAGGAGATGGACTGCTACATGCCCGGGTGGCAGTTTCAGACACTGCAGGCCCGGCCGCAGCGGCTCATCACCGGCATGACCACCGGCAAGTTGCACCTGTGGCCTCGGCCCGAAGCCGCCGGGACCATCCGCCTGACCGTCCAGCGGCTGCCACTCAAGGAGATGAAGACGCCAGCGGATCGCCCAGAGATCCGGCCGGAACTGCACCGCGGGCTGGTCCCCTGGATGCTCTATCGAGCCTACAGCCGTGAGGACAACGACCTGTACAACGACCGCAAGGCGGCCGTGCACCTGGTCAAGTTCGAAGCCGAGTTCGGCTCCAAGGCCAGCGGGCGCAACGAGGAATGGGTACGGCAAGGCCCGGACTTGATGCCAGGGCCTATTGCCTGAAAGGATTGAGAAATGGCAACCCGTGACGATTGGAACCGCCTGGGCCAGCAACTCGGTGGCATGGGCTACCCGCAGAGCCCTGCCGCGCCGCCTGCGCCAAGGCCGAACAGCTTCGGCGATGCCGTGGCGGCGATCCGCAACCCTGGCACTGTGCAGCCGCGAAGCACGTTCGGGAGCATGACGGCCCAGGCCGCGACACCCGAACCCAGCGAGTTCAGCCAGGCGGCTTGGGCGGCAGCAAAGTCGCCAACCGCTCCAGCCGTACCGAAGCCGCCTGCGCCCCCCGGCTTGGCCGCAGCGGCTGGCGTAACGCCCGGCGGCGGAGCCCAAGGCCCGCTTGAGCGGGCAGGGGTGAAAGCGGTGGAAAACGTGCCGAGCAATCCAATAGCTCAGGCTGCAGGGATTGTGCCTGGCCAGGGCGCGGCGCCCTCATCGTCGCAGCAGGGCTTGGCGAGCTATGCGCAGACCCATCCAGTCGCTGCAGTGCCTACTGCCACTGGCGTCTCCTTGGCACAAGCTGCCGGTGTCGTGCCTGGAGGCAGCCGTCCGCCGGCAACGCCCAGCCCATTAGCCCAGGCCGCGTTGGCGCCACCCGCCATGCCCGCGTCCGGCTCGGTGACCCGGGAGGGCAATAGCTACTCCGGCGGCAACATTGCTGGCGACATCACGATCAACGGCCAGACTCCCCGTGGCTCCGCGCCGCAAGGTCTCGCCGCTGCAGCAGGTCTTGTTCCGGGGCAGGGCGTGAGCGCCCAGAACATGCAGGCGGTCGATAACCTTGCCTTTAGCCAGGGCCTCGCTGCAGCGGCTGGCATTGTCCCCGGCAGCGGCCAGCCGGGCGTGGCTGCGCCGGTGGTGCGCAACAGCACCAACGACTGGGCAGCCCGCAAGGCGCTGGAGAATGCTCAGACCTCGGCCAGCAGCATCACCAACAGCCCGGCGTGGAGCCGCGGCGCCGAGCGTGACTGGCGCGGCCGGGTGGTCAACGGGCAGGCCGATCAGGATGGGAACGTGGCGGCCTATCAGGCCATGCTCAAGAACGACCTGGCGCTGCAGGGTGCGCAGCCGGGCGTGGACTTGGCCGCGATGCGGGAGCAGGGCGACACACAGCGCGCGGGCATGCAGGTGGCCGCCGGTAGCGCGAACGCGGCAGCGGACCGGATGGCCGCGCTGGATCGCACGCTCATCACCGAGCGGGGGAACAACACGCGGGCGGGGATCGCTGCTGAGGGCGCGTCAGAGGCCGCAAGGATTAGGGCGCAGCAGGAGAACAAGCCGCCAGCGGGTTATCGGTGGGCCGCTGGCGGTGGACTGGAGGCAATTCAAGGTGGCCCAGCAGATCCGAACGTGCGCGGCAGCAAGGCGCCGCTGAACGACGTGCAGTCCAAGGCGCTGCAGTTCGGCACACGCATGCAGACGGCAGGAGCTGTGCTGGACAGCCTCGCTGCCCAAGGCGTTGATCAGCCAGGGCTCATCAAGCGTGGCGCCGATGCCATTGGCTTGGGCGCTGCCGCGAATTGGACCCAGAGCGGAGGGCAGCAGCAAGTCGAGCAGGCTCAGCGCGACTTCATCAATGCCGTGCTCCGTCGCGAGTCGGGCGCAGCCATCGCCGACAGTGAGTTCGCGAACGCTCGCCAGCAGTATTTCCCGCAGGTCGGCGACACGCCTGCGGTCATCGAGCAGAAGCGCAAGAACCGCGAAATAGCCACGTCGGGCGTTTTGGCCGAAGTTCCCAACAGCGAGAAGCGCGTCAACCAGGTGCTGGCGAACGCAGCATCGAATGCGCCGCAGGCAACTGCAGCGCCCGCGGCAGCCAGCGGGGATCAGCTTGCCGAGCTCCAGCGACGTGCAGCAAGCAACCCGGCGCTCGCCGCGCGCCTGAAAGAACTGGGGTATTGAGATGGCAGGGCAAGACTTCTCCGGCGTCAGTGACGACGAACTGCTGTCGCAACTCAAGCCGCGCAACCCCGCAGCATCTACCGGTGCAGCGCCAGCTCCGGCGGCGCCCAGCGGTCAAACCGCGGCGCCGGCAGCGGCCGACTATTCCAAGATGAGCGACGACGACCTGCTGGCCAGCTTGCCGTCCCGCACTCCTGCCGCTCCACAGCGCTCGCTCACAGAAAGCGCCGCCCGCGGCGTCGGCATCGGCACGCGCGGTCTCGTGCAAGGCCTG